TTATACGAAGGAAAGTATAAACAAGTTGTTGAAGGCTTCGCAATAGAACAAATGGGAAGACGAAGACGAGATGAATATCAAAGTGGTGTTCCTCGTATAGGAAAATAGGAGAAAAAATAACATGGCTATAACACAAGCAATTGCAAACGCATTTAAGAAGCAACTCTTAGAAGGCGATCAAAACTTTGCATCATCAAGTGGTGACAAGTTTAAATTAGCTCTTTATACTTCTTCAGCAACTCTAAACTCAACTACTACAGCTTATTCAGCTTCTAACGAAGTTGGCAACAGTGGTACTTATGCAGCTGGCGGTGGCGCATTAACGAATAGCGGAACATCAATTTCTGATGGTGTCGCTAGATGTGATTTTGCCGACCTTTCTTTTACAGGTGCTACAATAACGGCTAGAGGTGCATTAATTTATAATACATCTTCTGCAGTAACTAATGCAGCAGTTTGTGTTTTAGATTTTGGAGGAGACAAAACAGCTACTTCAGGTACGTTTACAATTCAATTTCCGGCACCAACAAGCACAGCGGCTATCCTTAGAGTATCAGGATAATAGGGAGGTAACTTCCTATGGCTACTGGATGGGGCAAACTAACCTGGGGTGCAAATAATTGGGGTGATCTTTCTGATACTTCAATCACACTAACTGGAATTTCTTTAACAACTACTCTTGGAAATGAATCCATTTCTATTGATGTAGCTCCTGTTCCGACAGGACAAACCTTAACTACAGTCGTAGACGATTTAGCAGACGTACTTGGAACAACATCAGCGTATCCAAGCGGTAATGCTGCAACTATGACCTTAGCATCAGTAGATGCAGGTCCTGATGCAATGCTTACTGGTATAGCAATGAGTGCATCCCTTGGAAGCGTTGATGCTTTCAACCAAGAAGGTTGGGGTAGACAAACTTGGGGATCCAATGCATGGGGTGTTGAAGGAACATGGATAAGCACAACTGTTTCTGGAATAGCGATGACCGCTACTCTAAATTCAGTAACGATTCAAGCTGATGCAGATGTTGAGGCCAATACATTAAGTATAGCACAAGTAACATTAGGAGCAGTAGATCCTGCACCTGATGCAATGATTACCGGTAATTTTATGATCGGTGCATTAGGTACTCTAACGGGTACAGGTGGTACGGATGTTTCTGTTACTGGTCAAGCAATGACAGCTGCGTTAGCATCGGTAACTGCACTACCTAATACACTTGTTGATGTTACTGGTATAGCAATGACTGCTACTCTTGGTACCGTAATAATTAAAGCAACAGCAGATGTAACACCTACTGGATTTGGCTTGACTATTGCAGCCGCTTCTGTTAGGCCTTTAATCTGGAACGAAGTTGATACAGGTTCAGCGCCTCTTGACCCACCAGGATGGGTGGATGTTGCTGCTTAGGGTAGTTGACACTATCTCTTTTTTTTAATAAAATGGAATTATAAGGAATTAAAAAATGGCGAATGCTACATCAGCAAATTTAAAACTGACCGTTCAAGTAACCGGTGAAAACTCGGGAACCTGGGGTCAGATAACTAATACAAATTTATTAATTTTAGAACAAGCTATTGGAGGATATGGGGCATTTAACGTAACCGACTCTAGTAGAGCCCTAACTTTTACAAATGGGGCAACTTCTGATGGTAAAGATGACGTCATCAAACTTACAGGCACATTAGAAGGTAATCTTAATGTAACTATGCCGGATTCAGTTGAAAAAACATATATTGTTCAAGATACTTGTAATCATGCAAATTATACCCTTACATTTAAAACTACATCTGGTACAGGTGTAGCTTTATGTGAAGGTCACACTTATAGATTATGGTCTGATGGAACAAATGTTTATAAAGCACAAGAAGAAAAAGTATGGCGAGCTATTACAGCCGCTGAAACAGTTCAACCAGGAGCACAAGTTATGGTAAACACAAGTGGTGGCGGAGTAACTGTAACTCTTCCTGCTTCTCCTTCAATAGGAGATCAGGTTTCATTTTGTGATCAAGGTTATGACTTTGATTCTAATGCATTAGTCGTTGGAAGAAATAGTTCTAACATCGCTAACGCGGCATCTGATCTGACAGTTAATACAGAAGGAGCCGCTTTTACATTAGTATATTCTGGCGACGCTACAACAGGATGGACTTACACGGAGAAATAATATGTCTAATTACGAAGCAACTAAATACGATTTTGACGGAGCAAACCTTACAGGTATTGAAGGGGTTCCAACAGGATGCATTATTCCTTGGTCAGATACTTCTGTACCATCGGGTTTCCTAGAATGTAATGGAGCAGCAGTATCAAGAACAACTTATGCTACTTTATTTGCCATTACTTCAACAACTTATGGTTCTGGAAACGGTTCCACAACTTTTAATCTTCCAGATTTAAAAGATAATGTTCCATTAGGAAGATCTAATAGTGCAGCACTTGCATCTAGTGGAGGAGCAAATACAGTTTCCTCAACAGGAAATGTTGGAGGTTCAACTGGCTCACATACATTAACAGAATCAGAACTCGCTTCTCACTCTCACAGTGCACCTAGGAGAAATCCAGGTCAACCATATCAAGGATCAGCGTACATGTCCTTATTTGGACCTAATCCAGCAGTTAATACAGGAGGGGCTGGTTCGGATGGAGGACACTCTCATAACATGAGTGCAACTTTTAGTGGAGATGCAACTTCGGTTGTACAACCGTATTTAACAATTTTATATGTTATTAAGACTTAAGGAGATAAATTATGGCAATTAATTCAAAATGGACAGTAGTTTTTGCAGACAAAAAAATAACAAATCAGTCGGTTAAAAACGATAATAATTATTCAACTTCATATAAAGTTGATAATGATTCGTTTTGGAATGATTCAAAATGGAATGATATTAATGCTATTCAATTTATAGATGATTCTACAGATCATAATGATTGTGTTGAAATGGTTCCAGGAACTTTTGGAAGAAATAAAACTTGGGCAGAATCTGGCTTAGGAGATTTCAGAACACAATTTATTGACAAATGGGACGCAGAGCATCTTAAATTTTTACAAGCGGAATGGGATGCAGATAATGTTCTTGATGAAAACGGAGCTTCTGCAGAGACTGAAGCTGAAAAAATTTCTAGATTAGGTGCAAGACCTACAAGTTATACTTCATAATTAAAAAAATTAGCCATAACATATCTTAAATCAGTGTTTTCATTAAATTGAAGTGAGCAATGATATATCTTAGAATCAAAAATAATTGCTCTATTTTCTTTAAATCCTACATGTGTATTTAAAACAAATTCATCACCTACTTTATTGTAAAAACCTGTACCGCTATTTAACAAGTGGTTACCTTTTAAATAAACTAAACAGTTAATATCAGTTGTGTCAAAATGAGGAGTAGGAGTTGTGTGTTTGGTGCTTAAAAAATAACTACTTTCCCATAAACTTATTTTTGCATGTAAATTTTTTTCTGTAATTTTTTTTGCTTCTTGAAGTGCAAAATGATTCGGATTTAATGGAACACTAAAATATATTTTTTGATAAATATTGTCACTTTCTTTATTAACAATAGTGCTTCTATTTTGAAATTTTAATCTTGATATATCTAAAAGTATTTCATTATATATTTTTGATTCAAAAAAATTATCTTTTACTATTATACAATCTTTAATTTTATCCATTATCTTAACATCATCCAAGACGTTAATAAATATTTTTCTCCTTTTAAAGGAGGATTTCCTCTATGTACGTACGGAAAACCCGACGGCCATATAACTATTCTACCTGTTTTTGGTTTTATTCTTTTAGAGAAATGAAGAAATTCAGTTTCTCCTCCTTCTTCTACATCGTTTAAATAGACTGAATAAACCAAAACTCTTCCTGCATTCTCAAATCCGGCACCATGTTCTATGTGCCATACATGATATCCTTCTGTGGGTAAAGTTTTTTGAATCTTTAACGAAGTATATTTAAATTGATCTCCATCATATACATCATTGATTCCAGTATTGGTTAAATAATGTTTTAAGGCTATATCAAAATTAGCTATTAAAATTTTTAAATCTGTGTGCCAAGCAGTTATATTACCTGCACTAGCAAAAAATTGTTGATCTTGTTTTTTTACAACAGAAGTTTTTTCAAAATCTTGCCTATTGACTGTCTTATTAAATTTAGTCTGTTGTTCAAATAATTGAATGGCCTTATTACATTCTCCTTGAGTAATATAGCCATCGTAAGTTGCTATAAAACGATCAATATTAACTGTTCGTTCTATTTTTTTCATATAATCTTTTTTCTTTGTCCCAATCCTCTTTAGGATCAATATTAAATATTAAATTATATCTTAGCTTATCCTCTGTAGATTCAGGAACAAAATGATAAACCAGAGGGGGAAAGATATAATATTCACCGGCTTTAGGTATAATTTTAATTCCAAGTTCTGGAACCAGTAAAGGAGTTCCACCATCGGTTAAATATAATATACCATGATAACTAGAGTGAGTATGCTCTCTAATAAAATCTCCTTTTTTAATTTCATTACCCCACGCATTCCTAACTGTTTTTTTATCATAAAAATATTCAAAGCAAGCAGGATTAGTATTTTGATGTAGATTAATTAAATGATTTAAGAATTTAATAAATAAAGGATGCTCTTTAAAAAAATTCCATTCAGTTTTTCCTCCTTTAACATAGCTGGCATAAGAATCTTTTTCTGTTATGTTATTTTTAATTAAGAGCATAAAATTATTAATATCTTCTGTTACTGGATAAGTCCCACAAGTTATTTGAACCTGGCGTGGATAGGTTACTATTAAGCTATTACTTTGGACTAGTTTAATATTGTTATTTGTAAATTCGATCATTTATATAAAAGTTGCGATTTATCTTTTTGCACTTTAGACAAAGTGGCATCCTTACGCTTTAGTTTATCTAAGGTTATCGCATTAGGATTCCATTCCTCTTTATTAATGATTGATTCTCCTCTTTCTGGTCTAGTTTGAAATATAGCTGTATATTTACCATCATAAGGTTTTAGTTTTTCTTTCCACCATTCTGATTCCTTAATAGTATAATGTGCATTTTTTCCATTCAGCAATATTTGAGTAGCCGGGTAACAAGAAATAGTTATAAATACATCATTGGCAAAACTAAAAATATCTTCTAGAACTTCTTCTACTTTATCTTCTTGAACATGTTCCATTACATCAATGCATAATACTAACTCAAATTTTCCTGTAGGTTTTGTACTAAATGGTTCATAAGCAGGATCATAGGGTACTATATTTATATTTAATGGAGCTCCGGGTGTTTTAGAAGTGTTAAAAAGTAATTTATGAAATTTAGCTTTTCCTGACCCATAGTCTAAAATATGTTTATATTTATTTCTATGAATAATATCCCAAATATGATGTTTATATTCTCCTAAGGATTCACCTATCCAATGAGTTGGATTTTGCTCGTGGTATTTTTTTGCTTCTATTATAGATTCATAACTCATAAATATTTATATTCAGGTCTCTGATGATTCTTTAAATCCTTTAACTCAATATAATGCTTATAACACATTTCTGTAAATGCTGTCAAATAACCAATATCTCGAGGATGTTGAACTCTATAAACTTCAATTCCATCATAGCCCATTTCTTCAGCTACTTTAAATCTAAAATGTCCACAATGGATTTCATCTTTTTGAGTAACGGGATTAAACATAATAACTCCGGGAAAAAGTAAACCATCTTCTTTCATGAATTTTCTTACGTTTTTAAGATGTTGGGTTTCATGAGGTTCTTCCCAATTAATAGAATCGTTATTTTGTAAATAGTCAAAATTTATAATAGTAAGCTTTTTAGGAAACCACACTATTCGTGCCTTTAGAATTCTCATTCAAAACTACCTTTGTTTATAAATAAAGTCATTGTAGTTCTCCATATTTTGTCAGCTGAAATATTAGGGGTATGAATTATAGTTGAATCAAATAAAATGGCTCTATTTTCTCTAAATCCTATATGCATATCTAATTTAGGATCTTTATCATAAAAACATATTCCATTAGAAACAGCTGTTGGACCTATTAATTGAATATATAAATTTACTTTTCCCAACAGTCTATCTTCATGGGGCTGTAAAACATCTAGCTTCCTTTTATCTAATGCCCCCATACTCTCAGGATTGGTATCCTCTATGATATAACGAAGTTTTTTTCGGCATCTTTCTTGTATTACCTGTCCCAGAGGGCTTTTCAATTCAAAGTAATGTCTTAATCCATACGTATCATTTCTATTTTTATTTTCCTTCTTTTTGATATAGTCGAAAAAAACAGTTTTATAAAATGCCCCACTAGCGTAACTTTGGACATTTAAAAGCTGGTCGTTTGTAAAAAAATCGTCTACAATATTGATCATATTAATTCTTTCATATATTATAGACATATTATATAACATAAATACAATGTTACAAAAGCTAAAATTTATCCCTGGATTTAATAAGCAGGCCACTGAATCTGGCGCTGAAGGTCAGTGGGTGGATGGAGATTTTGTTAGATTCCGATATGGACTCCCTGAAAAAATAGGGGGTTGGGCTCAATTAACTGCTGCAGAAAAAACATTACCCGGAGCTGGAAGAGCAGCCCATGCTTTTACAAGTTTATCCGGCGAGCGTTATGTAGCCATAGGAACTTCACAAGGTTTATTTTTATATTATGGAGAAGATTTTTACGATATTTCTCCCTTAACTACATCTATTACAGGAGGCACTTTTACTACAAGTAGTGCTGCTGGAACTACAATTACTATTAACAAAGCTTCACATGGATTAGAAGCTGGAAGATATATTACTTTGTCTTCCGTAGTAGTTACAGGAGACTCTACTCTTACAGCAGGTGTTTTAGAAAAAGCATATGAAATTATAACGGCAGTCACTGATTCGTTTACAATTATAGCGTCTACCGCTGAAACAGGAACAGGTATGACAGCCGCAGGTTCTCTAGTAATTAATCCTTATTATATAGTTGGACCTACTACACAAACCGTAGGTTATGGATGGGGAACTTATTTATGGGGTGATTCTACTTGGGGTACCGAACGTACAACAAGTGATGTGACTCTAGATCCAGGCACCTGGAGCCTTGATAATTATGGTGAAGTTTTAGTTGCAACTATTGGAGATGGCAAAACTTTTACATGGAATGCAGGAGCAGCAAGCCCTAGAGGTACTCGAGCTTCCCAAACAACATCTGGTTATACAACCACTTCTAATCCAACAGCTTCTATAATGACTATTGTTTCAGATAGAGATAGACATTTGTTTCATCTTGGAACAGAAACGACAATTGCAGACACTTCTACACAAGATAAAATGTTTATTAGATTTTCTGATCAAGAAAATTTAGATAGTTATACTCCTACCGCTATTAATACAGCCGGTACGTTTAGACTGGATATTGGCAATGAAATTAGAGCTGCTGTTTCTGGAAAAGATTATACTTTAATATTAACTGATACGGCGGCTTATGTAGCCCAATATGTAGGACCTCCATATACATTTAGTATTAGACAAGTTGGTACTAATTGTGGATGTATGGGTCAGCATGCAGCGGTTTCTGCTGATGGTGCTGTCTATTGGATGGGGGATGCCGGAGGATTTTATAGATATGATGGTACGGTCAAAACCATACCGTGTTTTGTAGAAGATTTTGTATTTGATACTCAGGGAAGTGATTTAGGAATAAATAATGATGCTAATAAAATTATTTATGCAGCGCACAATAGTTTATATACCGAAGTAAGTTGGTTCTACCCAAAAAATGGCTCAGATCAAATTGATAGATGTGTAACCTATAATTATGGAGAAAATGTCTGGACAACAAGTTCTTTAGATAGAACAAGTTGGACGGATGCTCAGGTTTTTGACAGACCTTATGCAACTGATTATGTTTCTACAGGTACTCCAGTTTTTCCAGCTATTTTAGGAATTACAAATAAGTATGGAGCTTCTATTTTCTATTCTCAGGAAACTGGAACCGATCAAGTTAATAGTACAGCGACCACTTCCATCGATGCTTTTATTCGTTCTGGAGATTACGATATTACTTCAAAAAAGAATATGATGGGTCAAACTACAGGAGTGGTGGATTTTAGAGGGGATGGAGAATATTTTATGTCGGTAAGCCGAGTAATTCCCGATTTTAAATATTTAACAGGAAATGCTAAGTTGACTTTATATATAAGTTCTTATCCAGACGATACAGCTGTGAGCTCTCCTTTAGGACCCTTTACAGTTACCTCAACTACTGCTAAATTAAATACCAGAGCCAGAGGAAGATTGGTTTCAATTAATATTGCTAACGATGCTACAGGCGAAACGTGGCGATATGGAACATTAAGATTAGACGCACAAGCAGACGGGAGAAGATAATGCCATTTCAGTCAGAAAAACAAAGACGATACTTATGGGCCAACGAGCCAGAAATAGCTCGTGATTGGGCTGATACTTATGGAAGTAGAATTGAATCTAATACAGGTGGGATTAGTAGATTAGGTTTCGCTAATGGTAATGCTGCCACTGGTGGTATCATGAGATTAGGTTATGCGAATGGACCTATCACAGATGACTATGGAAACACTTATGAGAATAGAGACCCACTTTATAAAGATTTAACCGTAAGGCAATTCAATGAAAGATTTGGAGGAATGGATTATCAAGTTACCGAAGAAGAGAAGGTTACTGGAGAACAAGATCAAGGATTAGGAGCATTGAATTTTTTAAAAAAAATGTTTGCACCACAAAATCTTACTCAAGACCAAAGAGATATGAATAATCAATTTTTAGCATCCCAAGGTATTGGGTTTATGCCCAACAATCCATATCAAATGGTAGGAGGACCTTTTTCAGGAATGAATGCACCAGGGACTTCAGCATTTGGTTCTGCAACTTCACAAGAAATGGCACAGAAGTGGATGGATAAATATGGCGGCATGAAATATACAACTCCTAAGATGCAACAGAAACAGCAAACTATAAAAAACATAGCTACAATGAATGAAGGACCTCCTGGAATTAATACAGGATCAGGTGATAAAGGTGAGCACACAACTCAAGGTAAATCTACAAGTGGCTATCAACCTGGTGGTCATCATTTTAACAGGGGAGGCATAGTTGATCTATGGCGAAGATAACATCATATATTCCGGAACCTCAACCAGAGTATCAAGTAGATAATCAAAGACAGATCTTAGCTTCTTTGGAAGGAATAAAAAATGAATTGAATTTTGCTTTTCAAAATGATTTAAAGGAAGAACAAGACACATTTAACTATTTTATATCATGACTATTCAATACAAGAATCAGGGCTTTAATTTAAATACCACTGATACAGTATCTGTATTAACGGCTAATGCTACATCTGTTGTTTTAATTAAACAAATTCAAGCTAGTAATGGGTCTGCAGTAGGGGCTTTATCGGTGGTTACTCAAGTTACAGATACCACAGCAGCTGTGACATATAGAATCGGCAATCAAAGCATTGCAGCTTCTTCTACAACTGATATAATAACTAAAACATTAGTTTTAGAATCTAGTGATATTTTAAAAATGACATGTGCAACAAAGGATGAAATACAAGGAATAATTTCCTACGCATTAATAAATAGAGAAAACCAGAATGGATAAAGAAGACCTACCCAAGATTAATTGCACTACTATAATTACTTGGAGAAATACGAAGACAGGAGAAACCTATAAAGACACGAAAGAAGGACCCGATATAGTAGAGGATTGTACTGTACAAATATCTCCAAAAGGGTTAGATATGATTCAGAAAGTTTTTAAAAGAAATGATAAACCAAAATCCTAAAGGTGGAACTGAATTACAATTAGCCCACTTTAAAAAATTTGTAGACCCAAAATTAATTGAACAAATAGATTTACATCTTTCTGTTCCAGGGCGTTTGCCTATTGATCCTAATAAACCAAGTATCATTTGGTTAAAAAATTCTTATGATCAACCCAATTTATATCCTTGGTTTAAGAAAAAAGAAAATCACACTAAGTATGATTGGTATGTTTTTAATACTCATTGGAGTTATGAAAAATATAGACAACATTTTAATGTTCCCCACGAACGATGTGTAATAATTAAAAATGGAGTTGAAGATGTTCCAAGATCAAAATTAGATTATCAAAAAGGACAACCAATTAAAATGGTTCATCAATGTACACCATGGAGAGGACTATCCGTTTTACTGGGTGCAATGCAATTAGTTAAAAATCCTCTAATTAGTTTAGATGTTTATTCTTCTACAGAAATTTATGGAAAACATTTTCATGATGCTAATCAAGCAACGTATGAACCTTTATTTGAACAAGCAAGGAAGTTGCCCAATGTTAATTATATTGGACATAAATCCAATGAAGAAGTAAAAAATTCTTTACAGAATTATCATATGTTT